GACGAAACCTGCGGTCGGCGTAGCCGCCGCAGTGCCACCAGTGATGAACGTGATCGACGAAGCGAAGTCGCCGATCTGCAACGGCACCGCCGTCGATTGCACGACACCGGTCGCGCCGATAGCCACGGACGCACCGGCAAGGAACCGGGGGACCGACTCGGCGAACACACTGTTGCTGGGCGAACCCTGACGGAGGTGGTTCTCGTCGATCGGGATCTGCTGACTTGACATGGTGGTGGACCTTTCGGGGGTGAGTGGTTGGTGCCAGAGTCGGCAGTCGCCACCACCGACCAGTGGCCGATGGTGACTGAACTGACTCAGGGGGTCAGAACGTAGGAGCCGTGAATCCCGTGCCGCCGATGGTGGAGATCGCCGTCGGGTACCGGCCAGCGGAGAACAGCGAGAACCGGCCAGCGGCCAAACGCACCTGGCCGGGAGCCGTCGACAGGGTCTGCTCGAACGTGAACTGCATCACGTTGTCCTCCCAGTAGACGATGTCCGAAGCCTTCGCCACGATGACGATGTCCTGATCGGTGCCGGCGCCGAGGTTCGTCGGGATCGACGCATCGGTGATGACGGGCAGGTTTTGCAACGTGCCGACGATCTGGCCGTACGCAGCCGCGTCGCCGAGGCCGATCACAGAGTTCGGGATCGTCCGACTGAAATCGAAGATCGGCCGGTTCTGCGAGTCGACCGCAGCGGTGATGAAGCCCCAGCGGCGCGGGTGCATATAGATCACGGTCGCCGGTGCGAAGCGCAGCGAGTTGATCCGCTGGATCGCATCCGAGAACTTCGGCCACGCCTCAGGCAGCGTCGGGGAGCCGTCGGTGTACGCCACCGCCGAGATGCCGGCCACCTGCAGGATGCCACGGTGCTGCGGCGAGCTACCCGAACCGTTCAGGCACGACACGTTCAGCGCAACCTCGGAAGCCTCGATGAGGTCCTTCATGATGAGCATGTCCACGACGGGACCGCCACGCATGAACAGGGTGCGAGAGATGTCCTGCTGTGCCGTGACCAGCTCGACACGGGGGTTCAGGTCGGTGACGGCCATGTCCTGCTCGTTGAAGCCGGCGCCTTCGGTCGTCATCGCCGCAGCAGAACCGGTGGTTCCACGAGGGATGAAGAACGACACCCCATCAGGGGGCAACTGCATCGCGTTCAGCGAGTTGAGGAACGGGCGACCCGCACGAGCGAGCGGGGCGAACTGCTCCATCAGGTAGACGGGCGGGACCACGCCCGCGAGCGCCGACACACCGATGTCGCGACGCTCAACCGCAGCCTCATGGCTATGACGGGCGATGCGCTCCTCGGCACCACGGAAGTCACCGGATCGGTGCGTCATGGCGTAGAGGTCGCTGAGGAAGCCGTGGGCAACGTCGGGGCGGTAGGTGTGCTCTTCCTTGCGGACGATGGCACCGCCGACAGCGGTGACCGTTGCGGTCGGCAGGGCAGCGGCGCGGGCCTCAGCGGCCGTACGGTCCTCGGCGCGAGCGACGAGCTCGGCCTGCCGGGCCTCGAGCTCGGGGCGTGCCCCGTCGAGGGCGACGATGGCGGTGCGCTGCTCGGCGAACGATGCACGCTCAGCCTCGTCGAAGTCGCTGCCACGGGTTTCCGCAGCGGCGATCAGGGTGTCGATGGTCGACTCGTGCGCTGCACGGGCCTCCAGGTTGGCGCGCAAAGCTGCGCGGATGGCTTCGAGTGGTCCCATGATGGGGGTGTCCTTTCAGACAAGAAGGGGGAGTTGTGTTGCTTGCTCCGCGCTCCGGGTCTGAGTGACGCTGCGAGTCGTGTCCCGCACATGCGGGCCGGGCTCGAGGTCGGCTAGGACTGGTGTTCGACGAGAGGGTTGCCGCGCCGTCAGGCGACGTGGCGGATCTGCTCACGAATCGCCTTAGCGACAGTGAGCGAGAGAACATGAACCGACGGCGCCTTGTCGGCGCGCATCTCGGCGAGGTCGACACAGCGACCGTCGATGAACACGACGGCACGCATCGTGGCGATAGCGGCAGGGTTCGCAGGGAACGTCACGATCGACACGTCAGAACCCGGGATCGACAGGTCGATCTCGCTGATCGTGCGCTCGGTGTAGTCCTTGTTCCAGCCCTGCTTGATCGGCAGGAACCCGAGCGACATCGAATCGACGTCGCCGCGCTCCACCTTGACCGACACCGACAAGGCGTCAGGGTCGCGCATGTCGAGCGACGGGGCGTAAGCCATGAGGCCGGCGCCGTCCTCCTCGAGAGACAGCGTCTTCGACTTCGTCCGGGCCAGCACGAGCGTCGGGTTGTGGTCGATGAGGAGCCGTACGTCAGGCTTACCCGAAAGGGTTTTCTTCGATGCGCGCTCGGTGATCCGCTCACGCCAACCGCCAGCCTCAGGGCCGCCAGCGACGTCGTACCACTCCTCGTAAGCGGTGGCGTACCCACGGAACTCCGTCGCCCCGGTCGCCACCGAACGCATCTCGATCTTGGGCAGGAAGTAGCGGGTTTCGATACCCGCCGCCTTCTCATCACGTCGGCTCATGGTGCGCCTCCTTCGGCAAGTGTTCCGGCCAGGTCTCCGCCTGCCTGATTGATCAACACGCGGGCCTCGTCTGCGGAGATGACCACACCGACACCGAGGTAAATCTTCTGGATCAGCTCCGCGATCTGGCGGGCCTCATCGGCATCCGTCGACACAACCTGCGCGCTGATACCTGCGGGCGGCCACAAGAACTGATCGCCATCGGCGCCGATGCCTGGGGCGTCCTCGAGTGCGCGCGTCTCGTTGATGTTCGCCGCGCCGAGCCGAACCTTGAGGTCGTGGATCCTCCAGCGGGTCATCGCATCCGAACGCAACAGGGCGTCGAGGTTGATCTTCACGTACCGCTCCGGGCGGATCTGGCCGGTGATGCACCGCTCGACACGGGCAAACCACCACTGCAACGTGGTCACCAACATGTCGAGCATCCGCTGCTCACCGTTCTGGTAGGTGATCGTCCCACCAGCCGGCGGCGCATAGCCGAGCATCGTCGGATGGATCCCGTGGAATCCGCAGATGTCGACACCGGTCGCGTTCGTCGCAGCCAGGAACAGGGCGTCATCGGGCGACACCTGCACGCTCTCCAGCCTCCAGCCGTTGCCGAGCGCCACAATGTGATCGTCCAGCGTCGCCTCGCGGAAACGCTCTTTCGCCTTCACCATGTCGTCGTCATCGAGTTCCGCATCGGTCACGAGCGCAGTCGTCGGATGGCCACCACTCGCATACCACGACGCACCGAACTGGCGCACCGCCATACCCAGACCGATCGTGGCCCGGGCGTGGTGGATCGGGTTCATCCCGAGCACCGAACCGGGGGCCGGACCGAACGCCGGAAGATGAATGATCCGGTCAGAATCGACGACCCTGTTGCCGATCTTCCACACCGGCGGCGCCAAGAACCCGGCCTGCGAACACGACCACTCACCAACAGGCACGACCTCAGCACGCTGGACAAGCCCACGCTCGTCGTAATCGACGCCGTACGCCACACCGTTACCGGTCGACACCGCAGCGAAGATCAACTGATACCGCCACGACGACGCATCAACGAACTGCGACGGGTCGGCCACGAACGGCGACATGTCGAGCACCGGGGTGCGCTCCGCACCCGTCTTCGTGAACTCGTCGATAGGACAACCCGACACCATGTCGGCAATCAGGTGCCGACACCGCCACACCGCCATCAACTGATTCGCCGACTCGTTCGTCACAGACTGGCCGGCGGTCGCCGAGCCGCCACGACGGGCAGACCACAAGGCATCCTCGACGAGGCCACGCTTCTCGACCGGCGCCGACCTCGAGAACAGGGGCTTCACGTCGCCTCGCGATCGAACGTCAACACACCGACAGCCACCAGCGAGGCACCGGCCACAGCCACACCGAACACGACAGAGACAACAGCGGCAGCGGTCACAGCCAGCATGAGCCCGGACACGACAAGCACAGAGGCGATCAGATTGCGCATGGTCACCTCACCAGATACGTAGGTCGGACTTCTTCGGGGCACTCATCGCCCCATGCATCGCCAACGTCACCGCCACAAGCGGCGAAATGTCGGCCGTTGAACTACGACGAGCCCACGACCACGCATCACCCACAGCACGAATACCGGCACCACCAACAGCAGCAGACAACGGACCCTGGCCACGATGAGCCACACGACCATCACGAACCGCAACCTTCAACGACGCACACGCCTTCGTCAGATCGAGTGTGCCGACCTCGATGACCTGCACGCCGGCGAGCGTCAGATCACCGACAAAACCAACCGCAGGCGAACGCGGATCGAGATGAACCGGCACACCATGCGACTTCGCCACCGCAGCAGCGACACGCACCAGCGACGCCGTGCCCTGAATGTGCTCGACAAGCTCGACATGCAACACCCCATCAGGGCGATGGCTGGCAACACCAACCGACGACCACGACAGATCAGGGGCAACATCAATCGCCAACGACACCAGCGCGCCAGGCTGCGAGCCGGTGTCCACACACTGCGGCCACCCAGGCAACTCACCCTCGTCGCCG